TTATAAATAAATTATTTTCAAAGCATTAACAGCTCCTCTTCTTTCCTGGAACTGTTTTAAACAAGCATAACTAACCCATTTTTTACCTCTGCTTGAGTCTAGGATACAAACCATATTTTTAGCCATATCATATCCAATTATAGTGATATAATGGCCATAATAGTTTTTATAATCCATACATGCAATAGTTCCACCATGCAGCCCAAGGGCTAAGCCTTTATCAATATAGTTTTTGATTTGTTTTAGGCTCTCCAGGTTAACAGCTAGGAAATTGATATTTTTTCCTTTTTCTTTTGCAGCGGCAATAATCCCTGATTTGAAATTTTCAGGTGTGGACCCAGGACTACTAGCACTCATGGGTTTTGTTTTCATAAGTGTTCGCAGTCTTTCAATACTTACACTTATTCCTAGGTTAGCCAGTAACCTATTTGCAGTTACACAACCACAGGTCACCATATCGGGTTGTCCAAGGTAACTAAGATTTAAGACTTTTTGATCTACAGCTGTAGCACTAATTTTCAGTATCCCTAATTTTTTATTAGTGATGGGGCCTGCTCTACCATCAACTACTAGACCTTTGGCTTTTTGAAATGCTCTGACAGATTTATCAGTTTCATCAAGGAATTTTCCATCAATATCATATTTATAATATTTTTGATCCTTCATTGCTTTTTGTAAAATTTTAATATTCTCAGTTTCTTTACTACCTTTAAATAAGACTGTTTTTTCAGTAATTGCCATAATGTCATCTCCTTTATATTCCATTCACGTTGTAAAATATCCATCTACAAATTGAAATTAAAATAAATCCGCCACTAATATAATAAGTTAATTTTAGCCAGATTTTCAAATATTAATCACCCCCAAATAGTCAAATGAGTATGTGCAATTTTTGCACTAACTGAGTTATTGGATAAATTCGAACTACTCCAGAAAATTGAGTTGTTTCCATTTCAGAACATACTGAAAAATTAGTTATGAACTTGAACTATACTGAAATTCCGTACAGTTGAAATAAGATTAATTGGAGCAGTTATCAGAGCAGATTTTAATTAAAAGAAATTGTTTTACTAAAATGGGTATTTTTAGTTTTTAGTCATCCATCAAAAGTTAGTTTAGCCTCCGATAAAAGCTCCATTGGATGCTCGTGAAAAAGTATAAAAATTTAATAAGAATAACTCTTAGTATAATAATTAGGTGAAAAATCATGGACTCATGGAAATGCCCAAATAAAGAATGTGAATGGTCAGGTGAAGGGGAAAAAGGGAAATTCTGTCCAAAATGCGGGTCTCCTTTAAAAAACACAGAAAAAATTGAAAGTGAAATTAAAGTTAGAAATTTAATAAAAAAAGATAATTCCACTAAAAAAATGGAAAATGGACCTGCTAAAATAATTTTCAGAGAAGATCATATATTAATTAAAAGAAAAAATATGCTAAGGAAAGAATTTGATCCATTAACTATATATTATCATGATATTCATAATTTCAAGTTCATTAAGAAGACATTTACTAAACTTCCACAAATAAAATTTGAAACCTTAACAGATAATTATACGCTTGTATTCCGACACGATAAGGAAATAAAACAAAAAATAGAAGAATATTCTTTAGAATTAATTGATAATAATCAAATGACACCAGTTCAAGAAGAAAAAGTACCAAAACTATTAAAAGATTTACCTATAACTAATAATCCTCGCCTAGTTGCTGTTTTGCGTGAATCTACTCCTGGCAGATTAAAAACCACAAATAATAAAAATGATATGTGGGGAATTGCTGAATTAGGAGATGAAGAGCTTATTATTTATAAAAAATCTATGCTTCGTAAAAAGGATCGTGGAGTTAAACACCTCAGATATGATCAAATTAATAGTGTGGATTATGATACTCCTAAAACATTAGCAGCAGGAGCTATTCAATTGTATTTAAGTAGTGTTGAATATTCCCTTATGTCTCGTGATCCATCCCTTGAACCTTTTTATCATATGATTCGGGAAAAAATGGCTCAGAAATCCGCCCCTGAAACATCACATGTTGTTGTTGAATCATCGCAACCTAGTTATATTAACGAATTAAAAGAATTGGCTGAATTGAAAGATTCTGGGATTGTTACTGAGGAAGAATTTGAATTAAAGAAAAAAGAATTATTAGGATTATAATTCTTCCATTTCATTTTGAAAAGTATTGATTTGTTCTCGCCAGGAATCCCTGTCCACCATTATTTGATTATATTCTTGAGGAATAGGTTTTCCAGTTATCTGATATTCCATGGTCTTAGTGACAATATAATCAGTGTCACTAAGTTTCTTTTTTAATTCTACTATTTGATTAAATTTAATATCATAAAATTGCTTATTTTCATCAATAACTAATTCCTCTCCCTGGAAAAGATAAGGGATTGATTTATTAAATATATTATCAAAAACCTCATCTGATATTTCCACCCGGGCCTCGCCATTTATTGAATCATCAAATACTACAATGACTTGATTCTTTTCATTTAGATTAATCCCAATCTCCATTCTAACCACCTATTGCGAACCATCTGGCCCCGGTGGCCGTAGTATTGGTTCTTGTTATGTATATTTGAAATTGACTAGTTGTTCTATTAGCACAGGCGATTCCAGTTACCAGAGTTCCAGGTGCTGTTGTTTCCATGGTGACCATTACAATGGGAGCATAACTAAAAGCAATTGGAAAGCCTATGGTGACTGCTGTCGGAGTATTTGCTACCGGAGTAATTAAAACATTACCCCAGGCCATTTTTAGGCCATTGCCTAAGGAGATATATCCTGAAGCATCTGTCCAGGCATAAGTAACAGGGACAGTATCGGTTTGTTTCCATGCTGACCAACCTACTGGAGCCCAGTTCTGATAAAACCGTACATAAGAACGTCCCAGATAAGTTGTATATTTCTGGATAGGAAATTGGTCGACAATTGGAATTACTTCTAATATCCCAGCACCAGCAAGAGTATCTGGATAATGGAGGGCTGCAGTACAATTGACATTTGCATTTTGTGAATATATCCCTTTAATATTTAATGTGTTTAAATCGGTTCCAGTTGTTCCTAAATTAGTTACGTTGTCATATTTTGCATAAATGCTGCTTAATTCAACACCATCTAATTTGTCTGCGTCCAGGCCCGAGCCTGCCCCATCGACTGCGAGTAGTGCTGTGAGTAAATTTGCCGGGAGGAGGTTTTTAAGTACCCCATCGACATCGATTCTTAATGCATTAATATCTCCATTCATCATTATCACCAATTAGAATAAATCCACATGTTCCTCTTCGGTGGCCCCACCTGCAAATGCTGTTCTTTTGGTTTGGATTGTTTTCCTTAGGCTGACCATGTTCAGGTCTGCTTTAAGGTCTGGGTTCATCTCTCCAAAGCCCACGGTACTTTGAACCATGGGTCTTTGTGCAGGGTCGTACTCATATTCCAGGGATTCTATAGGTTGGCAATCATTATAAACTTCATTATTAAGTGTACTGATGGCTAACTGGCCCACATGAACATTAGGGTAGCCTCCGATTGGCAAGGTGTAGGTGTGGCTCGGGTCAATGTTTTTATCCACATCGGTCTTGGCCAGGTAAGTTGCATAGAATGCTCCCACCTTATCGTTGAGAACTTCCAGGTCTTGGTGTTCTGCGAACCGGAATATTGACTCTACTTCTTTACTAGTCACGTAATTATTCGTAGTATCGCTTGTCTTGTATACCTTAATAACGGAATTAATCAGTTCAGAAACCGGACTATATTGTAGATTGTTTATCCCTAGCACATTTCCACCAGGTCCTTCGACAAACTCGATTAAAGTAACCTCGCTCTCGTCTTTAACGAGCATTAATTTATCATTGCTCCTGTCCTTGGCATAAACCATGTACATATTGAAACCAATCTTCTCCTGAGTACTGTAAATAAAATCAGCAACCTTCTGACCACTGCTTTGCAGAACCTCAGCATTGATCACAACTCCTTCTCGGAACCCAGCACCATAGAAATTCATCTTATACGATGATTTCTCAGTTTTAGGGTCATAAAGGTCAGCAGTAGGTGCAGGATAAACTAAACTGATTCTTCTCAAATAAAAATCACCCGTAGGATACGATGACCTTAATAATGAGATAATATCTAGTTCACCTTGCTTAGCAGTATTGTTTTGAATAATGGGAGTTATTGCTCCTATTTTATTAATACTGGTGTCGGTGGTTGTGAAATCAATAGTTAATGTTTTTCTAGCAGCAGTTTTCAAAGGCCCCAGACTATATTGAACCTCAATATATGCTTGGAAAGGCTTATTAGTATCATAACCCACCGTCCCATTCTTAGTCACATATTTCCCGGTGTTTTTCTTTACTTTATGTGTTTTAGTATATTGCTTAGGCACCCAGACCTTTACTTTCTTAGTAGATGAGGCCGGCCCCATACCATATTTGATAAAGAATACAGGGGTATTGGTTATCTTATAGCCTCGGGCCTCACCTGCTTTATTCCAGGAACTATCCCACAACACACTCCTCTGAGCCTTTTTCTTTTTATGATAATTTCTAAGAGTAACAGAAGATTTATTAATGGTTTTAATCATGTTCTTGGTGGATAATTTCTTCTTAGCCACCGTACTCGTGTATTTAACATTATAACCTGTTTTATCTGGAATGGCCTGGACAATCTTATCAAGGTTCCCTAACTGAACCGGTGTTTCTACGGATTGGCAAAGGTATCTAAGGGCATCATAGAAATCTTTAGCATTATATGTCAAGGTGGTGACATCAGAGGTGGCCCCTCCGATGGTTATTTGTTTCAGGATTCTTCGCAACTCAGCATCCTTTAATCGGCCAGCACAAGCAATACTAATGTTTGTTTCATCATCATTAAGCAAAGGAGAACTAATATATCCACCAAATACTTGCTGTAGTTCACCATCAGTGTTAACTATATAGAAATTAACTGGGTCACGATAAGCAAAGAGCAGACCGGTTTTGTTTTTAAGTTCTTTAAAACCTCCCTCAGCATAGGCCCCAGGCTCGTTTTTAATAGTGACTTCCAGGGTGTCTGGTTGCTTGGGATTGCCCACAGTTCCTTTTGCACTTTTAATAGTTAATATTCCGTTGTTTTCAGTATCTCCAAAGGTCTCCCTAATCTTTCTCATATAAACAGAGATTACACCAGCATGGCCCCCACAATAAACAGAGATGGGTAGATTCCCACCGGGCAGGTTCCGAACAATACCAAAGTCCACCCTCCTCATGAAGATGTCCTTGGCCTGGAGGGATTGAGTAGTTCCAATAGTTTTATTATTGATTTTAAGGGAAACTGTCTCAGCAGAAGTTGTGGTAAAACAAAAGATCTCAACACGATAATCTCCAGGTTCCAGGATATTATAATTTGTATTTAATGTGAATTTATTATTCTGATTAGTTCCCCTAAAATAAACAAAACCGTCCTTTGATGTTTTGGTGATGTTGGATCCTGTGAAACCGGTATTATATTTAAAATAAATATGTGAAGGGTCGTAAGACTCAATCTCGAGTTTCACGTAGTCCTCAGGCATATCTATTTCTTGGCCTTCATAGTTCCTTTTTATATAATCCGCCATTCTATTTCACCCAGTGGTTTATTTTCCAGTGATTTTAATTCGCTGTTCGTACATATTCAACCATTCCATGGCCAATTGGGCCGGTAGGTCATAACTCTTAGCATCTCGTTTATATGGAATAATCACAGTTTTGGAGTTTCGAGGAATTTTAGTATTATAAATCGGACTATAATCGGGTCTTATAATCTGCATCCCATAGTTCTCATCCGAATTGTACATTAAAACATAGTAGAGATTATTCAAAGGAATCTGGATTTCAGTAGTTAATAGTTGCTCATCACCAGTACCGTCCCCATCGTCTCCCCAGGCAGTATTCTTATTGCCTAAGATGTAGATGTCTTGCTCGGGGTGTACAATATCAACAGAACGTCTTCCTCTCCAGATTGTCCAGGTAGTGCCTCCACAACTTACAATGGCCTTATCCTGACTAATATATAAGATATGGATATTTTCCATGTTCAATAAACGATATTTCTCATCCCAGACCCAGCCTTCCTCACTTTCAGGGTCATAATAATATACATTAATTGTTTTCAATTTGAAAGAAAACACAACCATGGTCAGGCCATTTGTCAGGATTAAAGGATCTGTTTTATAGGAATTATTTAAAAGTGAAGCACCACTGGCCGAGGTTATATTGGTACCTCCCTTGTAGATTACAAATGGGCTAGTGTAGTATTTGGAGACGGTTTCATCATGCCTATAATAGTATAATTGGCCATCTTCTGCTTCCCGAGTATATTGTAAGATTTTATCTTTCAAAGGGAATGAAGAGACTATTTGGTTAATATACTGAGCCTTTTCATTGTTCAGGAGATGTGTTTCATCAATATTGAAATCCACGGTTGTTGTGGAACTGGTGCTTGTGGTGTGCCTTATAATGATTTCTAGTTGATAATTCCCAGATTTCATGGATAAAGATTCTGCGAATAACTCCACACCACTGGATCCCTCTTCTAATATTGAGGCCATATCCTCGTCGATGTGTAATGTAGTTATTGATGAAAACGCAGCACCGTTGCTTAAATCAATCTCATAATCATCTGTATCGGCCCCTCCGTCACCATCATAAACGGTTACATTAGCAAATGTACCATCAGTAGTGGTGTAGATTAAATATTCCAGTACTGGTTTATCCTCTTCATCAAGGATTCGCATGAGTCTTTCAGTTCCAACGAGAACATTACTCGACCAAGTATACTCGATAGTGGCCGGGGTAGAAATAAGGTTTTTACTAACTAGTTTAAAACTTTTCAAAGCAGTTAAACTAATTGTTTTACTAGTCAAAGTTCCATCTGTAGTTATATCGAAATAAGTATCCAATGCCAGGGCATCATTCATTAATTCAACAGAATACAAAGGCTTTAGATTATATTTATTTATTTGGCTTTTCCTTTCAATATAAATCGGAGGATTAAGGTTCCGGGTTAAATATTTGAGTTTAAGGTCACATTCATATAATAAGCTATTAACTTTATTAATCACACAATTATGGACAACAGCATAGCCTCGATGGTTCAATGGGTCAAGTTCTGCACAGGTTATATTTGTATTGATTGGGACGGCCTCATCCAATTTAACCAGGCCCTGGAAGGTCACAGCATCTTCAGGAGGCACCCTTATATTTAAAGGGATATCTTCGGAATAATCTCCCTTCTTACCAACATTCTCCCGGCCCTTATATGACTCATCAATCAGAGTATTGTTCGTAGTATTTTTAAGACCCTCAGCAGAATGAGATCGGTCAATTTTAACAGGACCAATATATGCTCCGATAATCTCAGCAGTAGCATCACAAGAAGAGATTGTACTGGATTTAATTCCAGCAGCAACTCCCACCATGACACTAGGATTCACCACAGCATTATATGATGTTACCTTGGCCTTTTGGCTTTTAATCCCTGTAGCCTGGATATTTTGAGTTAATACCACATCGATGGTCTTGGTGGCTGTCGTCCCTGTTCTAGATTCCACAGCATTTATGAGTTTAGAACCCATTCCCCAAGCACTTAATGTTAATTTTAATTCAAAACTAAAATTATATGAACTGGTGCTGGCCAGATTGAAACTAATAACTCCACCAGAATAAACCACCGCTCCAGCATTTACTGTAGAAACCACCGTGGTTTCTTCCAATAACAGGCCATCAGGTAAACTCAGATTTATATGCTGAGCATCAGTAGTATAAACCGTTCCCTGAACATTTATTGATAAATCTATCTCTTCACTTATCTCAACCGAATTATTAGAATTCAAGGCCAGACTAAAGGTCGGAGTAGGATTAACAATTGTGGTCTGGGCAGATGTATAAGCCGTGAAACCGTCCACACTAGCATTAACTGTTTTGGTACCTACCGAATCGGCTCGGAATGTAAGGGTTAATGTTGCGTAGCCTCCGGCCAATTTGGCATTCCATTTTCCGGTGATAGTATTAAACCATGAACCACTGCTACCGGATTGGCCGATAAGTGTACAACCAGAAGGTAAAGCCAGGCTCACAGGAATATCGAAACCTTGATGCACACCATTTGAGTTTCTTAGAGTTAATTGATAAGTAAAAGTTTCACCAAGCAATATGCTGGTGGCCATTCCGGAGGTTAAAGCATAAGTAGGGTCAGTATAATAAACTGCCAAATTCATGCAGTCAACTGATGGAATCGTCCAGGTGCTACTGGTTCCTTCACACCTCATTAATAATCCAAAACCAGCATCATTAACCATAGCAGGGGTAAGACTAACTCCCCACTTATCCGTCGCTCCACCATAGGTGGCTGTTCCAGTGCTCTTTTCTGGCCAATTAGTGGAGGTCTTGGCATAGTTACTACCCATCACTCCACGGGATGCAGATGAACCGGCCCTTAATCGGACATAAGAATCTCTTATATCTCCAGCGTAGATTGCTTTCTGCCGGTTAATCTTGGCAAGAACACCATCAATCCTAGCATTGCTTTTGATTGTCGGGATTGGGAAGTTATAAACCACAATATCGGGTGCTGGTTTACTGCTTGTGGTACCTCCTGAAGAATCCATTGTGGCCCGGGAACCATCGCAAGCCCTAACGTTAGCAATATCTTCGTAGGGATAAACTGTCCCACTGATGTGGTCAGTAAATTGCTTGGCTGATGCAGGAACCAAATATCCTGTACTACTCATGATTTGATACTCCGTTTTCTATTAAAAATATTTATACGCTGGCTGTGCAGATTTGCTCGCCTTTTTCCCAAAGAGCAGCCCTAAACTGGATTGCTATCTCAGTAGTTAAATGTAATTCCGAAGAACCTCCCGTCGGTACAACGCTTAAACAACCTGCAAGAATATCTCCGGTGTCCTGTTTGATTATTAATGCTCCAGCGATGGTGGCATCAGAGATGGGTACGGAGACAATGCCTCCGACCACGTTCACCTGATATCCATTAACCGATTCTGTGAGTTGTAATGGGACATTAGCCCTCTCATAATTGGCCGGGTTTACTTCATAAGCCTGCATCGATGAATCGAATTTGTCTAGGGAATTAATGGAAAGACCAGCGATATTTGACAACAATACTAATTGATAATTAGTGGTGGCAAAGGCCTCCAAATCAAATACTTTTCCTTGCTTTAGTTCATTATGTTTTGGTACTTCAAATCTGAATTCAAGTGTCATAATCAATTCTCCTTAGTTTCCAGTCGCCCTATTAGGCCTATTCCGTTTACTGAATACTCTATTCGCTGTTTTTTCCATCTTCTTTTCAAGGTCTTCAATTCCATAAATTACAGATCCAGTCATGTCAAAATTGTATTCATGTTTTTCAACGACCTGTGAAGGCCCTGAAGACATTCTTGGCCGTGGCCCGGCTCCATTGTAACCAGTTACTTTTGGTGATTTCCAACCATACCCATGTTGAAATGCAGTAGTATCGAAGACCTTACCAGCGATTAACGCCCATACGTGGCCGTCACTGCCCCAGTTACCATGGCCCATGGATGCCGATAATCCCAACCTTTGAGCAAGGTGTATAAGGATTTCTGCACCATCAAAACAATTAAATGAGCCACGTTTCAGAGCTTCAGCGTCACTGAATTTCCCATCATAGTAATAATCATAATGAGTTTTTCCAATCAACTGAGAAGCCACAGCATTAAATATGGCCAGGCTACCTCCACCATTTAAGATGGCATTCATAAGCCCAGAGGTTACTTTAATACCTCCAATGTTGGCCTTGGTCGGCCAACTGGTGAGGAGAGATTTAATCTTATCACTCCAATTACTCATGCCATCCCAACCAGCATAACAAGGTTCATCAGGAGTACATTTCTTACTATTAGGTCCATCACCGAGGCTTCCACTAGGGCTTGGCCCTGCGAATCGGCCTTTTAAACCATTAAGGTTTGCTGTTTGGTTAACATAACTCCGAACAGTATCTGTGAAACCAGCCCATATGCCACCTCCACTACTGCTAGAATTGCTCTTGCTTGGTGATGGCCCTGCAAATCCACCAGCACTTCTAGGTCCGGCACTTCCAGCACTACCTTTTGATGGGCCAGCACTACCTGCCATCTTGGGAACTTTACTCCCGGTGACCAGGTTCCAGAGGTCAACCAATCCATTATAAACAGTCCGGATTGGAGACAATACTAGGCTTTTAAGTCGGCTCGCACCAGATCCCATCGTATTGACCAGAGTATTCCAACCATTTTTCAGCCCATTCCAAACACTGTTCAAGATAGATTTAACTGTATTGAATGGGCTGAGTATAGCATTTTTAATGGCATTGAAAGTGTTAATTGCTCCAGAATGCAACCTGGTCCAGACACTATTAACTATGGCAAAGATGCTGCTCCAAATTATATTGAGGGTTGTCCAGATGACCCGGGCCGGATTTAGGATATATATTTGGAGTAATCCCCAGGCAAGTTGAGTTCCAAGAATCAGGCCATTCCAGATCATGCCCACATAAGCCACCATGGTGCTTAGACCTGTCCAGATCACTTGGAGACCAGTCACAAAAGTTGTACCAATACTCATCAAAGTAGTGAAAATAAATGCTGATATTCCAGCTCCAGCAGATGGCCCAAATATTAGGCTGGCAATCATTGCCACAGGATTATATTGTGCAGCAAATCCAGCAATGGCCGTGAATGCTGACATTAATATTCCTGACCAATCCACACCCATTAAGAAGTTTAAAACATAACTTCCAATATTACTGAGGGCCGAGAAACCAGCGACAAAGGCCCCTAAGAAATCACCCTGACTTAATGCTCCCCAGATACCTCTGAGGCCATTGGTAATCATCCCAGCGATAGGGCCTAAGAAACTCCAAATCGAACCGAATATACTAGTAAACCATGAATACAATGATTGAAGGGCCGGTACAATACCTGGACTGCAACCAAGGATTATGCAAATAATCGGTTGCAATGCACTGACAATCCCTCCAGCAACTGGAGCAACAGCACTATAAAGTCCACTAAGGAATCCACCCACAGAGGTTATAAAACCCATGATGGAACCCACAGCAAAACTGATGGCTGCATCTGCTGCTGCATCACCAAACAATAACCTAGTTATTAATGTTATAGGGTTAATGGATGCTAGGAAAGTTAAACCAGATTCCAAAACACCCATCCAATCAACACTAGTAAACCAGCCCACAATGGCCCCAGCGATTGAGGCATTGGCATTGCTCTGAGCAGTTAAAACACTAGTAATGATTCCAGGTAAACTGGTGAAGAAACCCCATAACTGGCCAGGTAATGCATAAAGGCCTGGTTGGATAGCATTCCAAATCATGCCACCAAGGTTCTGGAATCCTTGAACCAATCCCAAGAATTTACCATCACTACCATAAAATGAAGAGGTTAGAGCATTCCAAACATTAACTGCAACACCACTAACCCATCCAATAAAACCAGATAAAGTACTCCAGAGAGTCTGGAAAATACCAGTTAAACCAGTCCATATGACCCCGGCCATACTTCCAAGGTCAGTCCACCAACCGAAACGTTGCCCTACAAAATAGAATACAGCTCCTAGAGCCACACCCAGTGCTATGAATGGTAATAATGGTAACATTGCAGACCAAACTGCACCTGCTAGCATCATGAATCCGCCTGATGCTGAAATTGCTGTGACTTCTAATCCTACCATTGGCAATATCATGTTTATTATGCCCAATGCCATAGGAGCCATTAGACCAATTACTGGTGCCATAGCCATGGAGACCATACCAAATGCAGCACCAATAGCAATAACTCCTACGGTTACTAGACCCACACCAATGAGCCAACCACCCGTGCTGGTATCTAAATCAATGATGCCTTCAATAATATATTGCACCGTTGGAAGAACAGAAGTACCTAGGGCTGTGGCCACCATTTGAACTCGACCAACGAGTTCTTCCCATTTTATACTAGCAATATCTAATGTACTGAGGCCAGCATATCCTTCATCTTTTAATGCCTTATTAATTGCTAGAATCCTATCGCTGACTGTTTTTTGACCTTCTAAGGTACCTATCTGGTTTTTCAGAATACTGTCTCTTTCCAATTGACTGGTGTTCCCAGTCTGAACATATTCCTTTAAATCCATCTGTGTTTCAATCTGACTTTTTCCCATGGCTTGAGAAACAGTAGTATAATCTGCCACACCAGTTGCCAGGCTTTGTAACTGAGTAGTAGTCAGATTAGTCTGACGGGCCACAGCCCCAGTTAGTATTTGATTCAGGAATGTATCATCACCAGGTGTAACTGCTACAATCTTTTGAATTGAACTAATATATCCCTTAGCAGCGCTATCGCTCATTTTCGTGGCCAAATAAGCATTATTGAATTGGGCTTGAGTACTGCCAGTCCATGATGCACTAACTAAAGTCATTGCTCCGAATCCGGCGACAATGCCTCCCATGGCCATGCTGATGCCATCCATACTATCTGTGACACCTCGGGCATTGGTGCTCATGCTGCTTAGAGATTTACTCCCTACGGTTGCACCCTTGCTGACATCTTGGCCCATCTTAGTCCCGGCTTGACCAGTTCGTCCTAACTCTGCAGTTGTGGATCCTGCTTTTTTACCTACATCAGAAACTGCATTACCTGCTCGGCCAGATTGAGTTGTGGTTTCGACCAGGGAAGTGCTGAATCCTCCGAAGTTTTTTGATGAACTGGAAAGGTGAGTATCCACCATTGACATTTTACGGGTGAAATCAGTAATGTCTAATGTTAGAAACCCATCAATACGTCTAGAATTTGAAGCCATGTGTTTAAACTCCTATAAATATCAAAATTTGAGTTAACAATTATCTGAAAAATTAAAAAAACAATATATATTAAAAAAATTAGAATAACTATTATGAGTGAAAAGGATCTAGAAAATCATGTAAAAACTAGGTTAGGTTCAACCTTAACTGGTGCTAGTAAAGAAGTTCGAGATGTTTTTGGAGCAGGAATGTTCTCTATTAAAAAAAAGCAAAAAGCAAATCTTTTTAGTTTATCATTAAGGGAGAATATTAAACAGGACATTCAGTCTGGATATATAACTAGCATTGATGAATTGGATTCAATTATTGATAAAGCCCTGAAGGATAAGGAAATAACTTATTCTAGAACTGGTGTGGAATTTAAAGAAGAATTAATAAATACTGCTATGTTCACAGCAAAAGTCCCAGATGAGAACCTCACTAAAGATTTTAAAAAGGTTAAAAATGCAAGAATAAGTATCCACGATAAGGGCCTTCAAATTCATGGGGCAGGTCCATCTGGTTCAAATTTAAAATTAGAATGGGATAATATTGTCAAAGCCACTATAGATGGTAAGAAAATTATATTAACTCTTCCTAATGGAGTACAAATATCTTTAAAAGCCAATATGCAAGTAACAAATGAAACTTTGAAGCAGATAGACCTTAGAATTAATGAAAAGATTTGTGGTGTGCCTGAGAAAGGCTGGGATTGAACCTGTGCATTAAATGCACTAGTTCACCAGCCAGCCTTTGAAATAATTAATTAAATCTTTTGTTATATTCCAGGTAAATCCAACTGTGAATGAGAAGATTATTAGGTAGAATAAAAATGAATAAAAATCATTAATTATAATTTCCATTTTATCCTCCCCTTACCAGTAGGCCCCGGTCATCAATACTTTTTCATATTTATTTTGAATTTTATCAAATATCTCGCTAACGGATTCATCCATTCCATGTGCCAAGTAGAATTGCTCCCCACGCTTGGGGTGGTTGAATTTCCCTACTTCTTGAATATATGCATAATCAAAACTGGTGAATGGATTATTCTCAGCAGAATAGGCTACTTTTAATTGATAATAGGCCCCACTTCTGACCATTAATTGTTGACTGAATCCCTCTGCCAAGTACCCTTCATCAAATGGTACTTTCAAATAAGTGTGTTCTTTGATTATGTGGCCAGAATCAGCAACTTCCTGGACGGACATTATTTTAACACTATTTGTTGTTCTTCGCATTTCTTTACGAAATGGTTCTTCATCAAGTGTTAATCCTATCCTGTTACTCATCTAAATCTCTGTCCGTTAATCTATCCACTAAATTGACACTAGTCGGGTCGTCTTCAACATTAAATCTTTTACCAGTTTTTCCCTTGTTCTTATTCTCGGCCTCTTCCATTTGTCGGAGTTCTTCTGCGATTGCTTGGTTTTCCCAATCTAGCAGAGTATACATTCGGTAGGTGTCGAGTTCATCAAAGTCATGGTCTGTGCCTTTGTAGACTCCACGTTTAGTTAAGAGATAGTAATGTTGAAGGAGTATTTCTTCAACAATCAGACTCAATGGGACATAGTCTCCTATGTCCTCGGTTTCTTCCTCATTGGGATTGAAAGGCACTCATTCGTTGGTCGATATTACCTTCGATTATTTGTTGGATCCGTGCTTCGATTTTGATTTCGCTAAAGTTACTCATATACATATCATAAAGAGCACCTAGACTATTAATAAGGGCCATGTCCCGTGAATCATAGTTCTCTTCGAAATCTTCTGGAGTGAATGGTTCTAAAATCTGAGAACAGAGTTCTCCATATTTCTTTATCATTTCCTCTTCCATGGCCGGAGCATTATCCTCAATTTCTTTATCAATAGCTTTGGCCTCTTCTCTAAGTTCTTTTGCTTTTTCCAAGTACCCTGCTTTCTCATCTTTATCTTCTTTGAGTTCAGCCATGGCCTCCTGATTATCTGCTTCGATTTCCTTGCCCCGGGCCTCCTGTGCTTTGTTCCGGATTCCTTTTTGAATGTCCTCAATCCCTTTAGTATATTTTTTAAGGGTTTTAGTAGGGCATCTTTTAAAATATCTTTCTTTTCCACAGAAGTCTATAGTTAATTTAGATAATTTTTGCATAGTATAATCACACTCACTTTGTTATTTTTGTTAAATTAATTAAAAAAAAAGAATAAAATGTACGAAAATATCGTACACTTAAGCAGTTATCAAAGGATACTCGGTTTCACTGAAGTGAAGGTCTGCTAATGGGCTGACCAGACTAATCTCATAAGGATTGCTGATACCATTTGACATGATATCTCCTTCAATAGTAAGGTCTTTGGAATCGTCCCCGGCCTTAGGAGATGAAACATCGGTCAGGTCTAGTTTTGGGATTAATATCCCCATACTGGTGAGAACATCTACTTCTCCAACGGTTTCGATTTTCCTACCCAAATACTCAATATAAACTTGTTTATAAACAGATTCCTCAGTTACATGGGTTCCTGTTGCTGAGCCTGTGTTATATTCTGCTTCCAAAGGCATTAAGGCCTCAGTAAAGGCAGTGGTAATCTTCACAGTTCCCTCGAATGGTTTTTTATCCTTCTTAGGCTTACCATACTCCCCAGCATCACTGGCCTCTACATTGTTTTTAAACTCAGCAGTGCATTTGGTATAATCCAAAGGCTCGCTGGCTTTAATGGTGGCCAGAGAATCACCTACATCTGCCAAGTAAACTCTCCCTTGACTGGCCTTAAGCCGGTACTCAACAGGAGGGAAGACTCTGGTAGGTTCGGTCTGGTTAAATAATGGGTAATTGGAAACAGTATCGGCCTTAAAGGTTGGAGTATCTGTTCTATCCAGGGTAAATTCCATACTATTTACTACAACATCATCATAGAGTTCTGCTTTCGCAGTCTTCCAATTATAACCTTGTAAAATAGTGGCCCTTGGTAAATCAACCGGGTTTAATGCATTCAAATAGAACCTGTATTTCTTAGCAGTCAAGGCCCCAGTAATTGCTGGTACCGGTTCATCATAAGAACCTGTTAATAGGAACAGGAAGTCTTCTAGGCCCTCAGCGAATCTGAAGGTGTCCTCGAAACTAGGGTTCGCTTCTGCTTTATTCCGGTCATTACTGATATCAATTGTATCCATTCCCATGTGGCCCTGATTCTTATCAGTACCTATTTTCAATGAAGGGTCATAATCCTTGTATCTTGGGAACACTGTCGGTGATACTGGTCCCACCATTCCCGGACGTTTGATTCCAATCCCTAGGTAATGCAAGGCCAGGGATGGAGTATATACATCTATTCCAGACATATTTTATTCACTTCCTTCTGTTTGTTTTACTTCTTGCTTAGGCCGTCCTCGGCTTTTCTTAATCTCTTCATATAATCCATTGGCCTGAAGCCTTGGGATTAATGGTGTCCCGTCTGGGAGTTTGGCATCGTCTTCAAGTTCGATTTCTTGACCATTGGTCAGTCTATCATTTTCTGACATGAAGCCACCTTGAATTAAATCAATATCATAGTAGCCAGTCTCACCGGTGTATTTAAACTTAGTTGTCATAATATTACCTCATAATCTAATAGAAACTCAGTAGTTACAGTATCAGCCATCTTCTTACGCTGACCCTCTGCAATAACCAAATATGGCCTTAAATAAGATTTACCAAATTGGTAAGATTTAATATAATTTGGAAATGAATCCTCAAGATCTGATTTCCGGAATATATAATCAAAACGTTCTCCCAGTTCATCCAGGGAATGCATATCTGGATCACCATCTGGAGGGATGAATGTAATCACTCGACCCTGAGCACTAAGAGTTGTACGCCCTCCTCCACTGGAACTATGGTTAGGAGGTTCCGTTTTATCACTTAAATGTAAAGAAGTGAATGGTGGTGGTGTCGGAGGCAAAGGATCATCATCTTCTGGAGATAGATTCACCATAGCCTCTGGATGAATAGGCCATTGCTTAAGATAATCATCCATCCGGATTAAAGTTCGAATATCTGCTTTGACAATGTCTGCTGCTCCAATAAATTCTAATGGTGGCATAGGTTATCCTCCTCAGGTTAGTAAGACCTTCATATGGCCTCCCTCTTCGATCACATCACTGATGGTGTATTCGAATTCAATACCTGTGGCCTGTGAGGTGTATATTATCCTGTTCTTTTTATTCAAATATTGAGCATCCTTTTTCCGGAATTTAGCGACTACTGACTTTGTCTTTGCTTTAGTATAGCCGAAGTCTGTTTTTTCATAGTCTTGCTTCTCTGACATAGTGCAGATTGTTTCTATATCAATAGAATCATAGACTATATTCTCGTTTTTATCTTTCACAGGGTGGCCTTGTGCATCTAAACGAGGTGTCCTGTGTTGAATAATAACATCTGTTCCTTTGATTAGCAAAGCCTCCTCAAAAGCAGATTCATAAACATTCATAAAATAATCACCTACAAAAAAAAAGTATATAAAAAAAATATAATCTAATAATTCACAGGATGGGCCATAACATTATCTATGCTACTAGTATCTACAGTGACATTTCCTAATCCCTGGCAGAATACTCTAAGAATCAATTGTCTAGGAACTGTAGACTCATAATGAATACCCAAATCCTGATCAACAATACTATTTTCAGCCGCTGACTCTGCCAAAGGTACAAAAGAAGAATCAATAAGTGGGTCACTGTTAGGCTCAATAACCTGCAATTTACAAATAATATCTGCAGTATCTTTAATCAAACCTATAGGGAACTTAACCTCCCTATTCGCAGGAACCATTATTAAATAATCTTTGAATACTGGGGCTGTGGCAGATTCGCAAATAAACTTAAGTTTACTTGGAATATAGGCCTCATTAACCAGTTCAGTTTCTATTCTACCACCATTATGCCATTCACGATTATTATTCTCAATCTGATTATGATTAAAACTCTTTAAAGGACTCATTACTGGCCTAATATTTAATGTTGTGTGATTAATATCATTTTCTCCTTCAAACAAACAATTAAATAATTCTCCACTGCACATACTAAAATAACCTAATGTATTTGCTTTAAAAATACAATTAATATACTTTTGAGCTCCATTATATGTTCCAACACCCGTCGAACCATCAGTTAATTGAATAATACAATCTTTAAATACACTTTTACCAATATCGTGTAAATATCCAGTTCCAATATCTGGAGTAATTACACTACAATTCTTAAAATACCCCCCACTACCTAATGACCAAGCATTTAAACCTATACTATCCTCTATAATTGTATCTGGTTCATTCGAATAAAGAAGTAGATTTTTTGTACTAATACATCTTTTAATTCGAGTAGTTCTCATTCCAGCACAAGGATAAGCATTTAAAGCTAAGGAATCCTCTATTAATGCATCATAATGATATGATAACAATACTTTACTCATTCCAGTGCAATGTTTAACAATTGTGCGGTTAATCCGTTTACTTGGTATTCCTATTTGAGTATTTAAGGTCAATGTTGTATTTACTCCTCTGAATTTAGCATTATCTTGCTCTCCACCAAGTAAAGGATTGGTACCACTAGTTCTATTGATTTTTATAGTTCTAGATACAAATGCTACTCTTGAACCACTAGGTCGAGCATATAAAAGTGGTGATGTTAATGTAATGGTCTTAGTTCCACTATTATAATTAGAAACAGTATATACTCCATTATTTGCTTCAGCCATTGAATATTCAAGAGAACTTTCTATAAATAACTGGTCGCCTTGTTGGAAACCCATATCCTCAGATAAAATAATTTGAGTCGCATTCAAGGCAGCATCAGCACTTGTTGTGGTATATTCATCACTAGGATACCAACCGTCCATTTCCACAGTTGGAACATTGATTGTAGCAGTAGCATTAAGGTTTAAATAAGCTCTTGCATCAGAACCCACTCCAGCAGTTGGTCTTTGTATAGGGTGTAATTCATCACCTATTTTAAAAGTACCATTCCCTGTGATGTTACCATTAAGTTTTAAGAATGTAATAATATCTGTTTTGAATTTAAGAAGACCATTAATAACTGATGCTCCAATACCATTAGGAAAAGCACTCTGATTATCATCAAACTCTACTTCAATACCTACTGGAATATCAAAGGTATCATTGTTTACTGGATAAGGATTACCCCCCCAAGTAGCATTATTTTTCCAAAGCCCGCTCTGAGTAGCTATTCTAATTGCCATTTAGTTACCTCCATTATATGGGCTTGTTATTATTCTTTGGAATTTGAATTCTTGAATGTAAATGTCGTGATCGTAATTAAAGTAAATATATTTTCCTTGTTTTGATGCTGTGGCATCAAAGACTTTATTATTATATAATAATGCCATGTGGCCGGGTTTATCAGGTTCCCAAGATAATTGTAGTATTCGAATATTTGTGAAGCCTTTATCAATCATATATTTGGCTAGGGCCATGGCTCTGTCTTCACAATCAGATTTTTTGAGTTCAAAAATCTCCTCTTCAGTCAGGTTATAATCTGGGTGAGCTTCATACTCAGTTTGTGTTAATTCAATAAAGAAAGGCCAGACAATATCAATGTCAGGTTCCTTTTTAGTAAAAAAAGAAAATAAGATGTTTTTGATCATGTTTAGAATATTAAACATAACTGATTCCCTCATTTTAATTCAAGTATTGGAATGTCAACGGTTCCAGTTGTGACTTTTGCATAAACAGTCACCACATCGGGTGCATCGAAATGAATCGTGCCATCTGGAAGTATAGGGAATGAAACAGACCCATCCTCATCTGTAATAAATATATTTACTGATGAAGTGTTGACTAATTTAAAACCAACCCGATCACTTAATGGGTTTTCAGGCAATGGTGTCGGGCTTGTTCCAATAGTTACAATACAGGGTTTTGGAGTTTCTGTTAGTAAATCCATAAAATAATCCCCCATGAGTTTATTTAATGAGCTTCTGTTTTTTCAGAGATAATTGAAGGACTCTGAATAATTTCTGGCCTTCAGGAGAAAGGGTACTTTTAGCATCAGCGAGTTTCTTTGATTCTTCTTGAGCCCACCTTTTAGCATGAGTATCTGTCCATTCACTGGGTGCCTGGGTTTCCCAAGCATAACCCTGTTCCTTGACAGTGATTTCAGCATATGCGACACTAGGATCATCAGCATATCTAATATTAACTGAGGCCAGCATCTCACATTTAGGACATTCAATTATCTGTGGAAGGTTTCCGGTTTTTAGATAATCTTCTGCTTTCAGGCCCAGGGCATTATCACAAGCAGGGCAAGTAACATCCTCAATTTTCTGTTTCTCCAATTCAAGATGGTTGCTTATTTGTTGGGCATTAATCTGGTCTTGCATTTGAGCCAATTCCAAATCAGACATGGCCTCTATTTTAAGGACTGGTGTGTCTTCCTCGACAGGTTGTTCCTTAGGTTGTTCCTGGACAACCTCCTCCTCTTTGTTTTCTGCTTCTTGAGGCACCTGTTCCTCAGTATCAGTTTTAGGTTTAGGTTTATTTCTAGCCATTATTTCACCTCAAAAAAAATAATTAGTATTTAGTTTTCCTTAAGAATAATTCTAAGGAGAACTAATCAAGTTATTTAACTGCATGAACGCTTCCAGTTTGTGAATATCAGTGGTCTGATAAGTTTCCACATTGAATGGGTACATGGAATCCCGGGTTATTGGGAAGTCCAAGGTGTTGATGTCTTCTTCAACATTCCTTTCAGCAATTTGCTCACCAAAGTCGCTGATTAAACCGTTTGCTCGACCAATCCGGTTAGTCTTAGCTATTGAGTTCATGCCTCCAGGAAGCAGGGCAGCAATATCATCTATGAAACGACCACCAGAATGGTCTTTCTTAAAGGCCAATCTGTAAGCACTAGGGCTTAAAGTAAGTTTCCTAGCAGTGTATAAACCATCTGCCTCAAATGCCTCCAGAGCATCAATCACGTTATCTGCAGGGTTTCGGGTTGTGGCCTTATTCCATTCATAACCTGCGGGTACAGCATAAGCAGTTTTACCTGCATCTGCAAATATTCCTTTAACTCCCTGATTAGCATCTCCATTGAGGATAATGTCGTCTAAGGATTCAGCCACAATTCGGCCAGAGTTTGCAGCATCTGCTCCATTTAATGCAGAGGTTCCTTGTCTTTCGTAGGCTTGTAGTTCTTTTCGGTGCATATCGAAACCGTGAACGTGTTCTACTACAGTGACCGTTTTTTGGCCTCTTTCAGCAGTTTCACGTGGAACAGTCCGGACCCTATAACCTCTCTTGGTATCCAACCTATCCACTGTGGTTCTGGTTATGGTTCCAGTGCCTGGTGGGAGATCTGCTCCTTTAGCAATAAGGTCAACAGCTATAAGATTATCATTAAATCCTTGCAAGACTTTAGAATCGTAGTAATTAATAACTCCATCTGGTAATGTCATGTCTTCACCTCAAAAAAATATTATTTTTAATTTAAATCTAGAAGAATTTCATAGGAACAATGTCCCCAGCTACTCCTGATCTTTTAAACTCACCCAGTCTGAATTTTTGTGCTGCGAATGCAACATCAAGTTCGGCCTTAGTGGGGTCAGTGGAGAAACTAGGTGCAGTTTCTGCTACAAGAGTCCCATTAGCACCAGGAACAGCAACATCATCCTCAGCTACAGTACCTCCTAGTAGAACATAAACGGTTCCTGAATCGTAGAGAGTAGGTTTCTCACCAGACTTCCACTTATTCCTTTTAACTCGGTACCCATCAGCATCGCTCATGGTAGATTCTTCAGATGCTATGACAATAGCAATGGCCTTAGAGCCAGCAGTGGCTGGGATTACTTTGGTTTTATCAGTTGCGTGTCTTTTCACAGCAATGTAATAGGCCAGGTCGGCTCCGGCAGTTAATTCTTCACTTATTTCATGGCCGTTAAATGGTTGTAAAGGCATATTTATTCAACTCCTCGTTGTGCGATTTTCTTTCTAAGGTCTGCTGCAGTTTCAGCATCCTTAGTAACGGTTTTAGAACCATTACTCCCATTGTCCAGGAGGCTTGGTTTATCACCATCAGCAATATTCTCCAGGGTTTTGGTCATGGTCATAATATCCCTCTCTACAAGAGCCGGGCCGTTATCTTTTTCTAGGTCAGTTTTAATTTCTTTTACAAGGTCTGATTCCTCTTCAGGAGTCATTCCTTTCTTAATCTTCTTATGCAAATCCAGGGATTTAGTAAGCAAATCAGTTTTAGTCTTTTCAAGACTAGAGGCCTCATTGGTATCCACAATCCCTTCAACTTTATCTAATCTTTTTATCAGAGGTGCTTGTGCTTCCTGAACGGCCAGAGTTGCTGCTTTTTTGAGGTCTTCCTCAGTATATTTCTTCTCCATATTCTTCTCTCCTGTATCCTCCAGGCCCGGTTCTTCACCAGATGCCCCGGATTCTAAAGATTTCTCAACCTTCTTAGGTTCCTCAGTTTCCTTGATTCCCAAGAGACCTTTGATAAATTGCTTACCATCCTCACCCATATCTTTAATAGCATCGATAAAGCCCTGATCAATTCCTTCAGGCACAGTCTCTTCTTTTTTAACTCCTTTTTTCATAGTCTCACCTACTTTTTTCATTAATTCATCAACACTAATTCCCAATTTCTTAGCCACAAACATATTGTCTGCTTCTTTTAATTCACCGAGAGTTATCTCACCAGCATCAGCCATAGTATAAGGCACGGAATAGAATTTCCCATCCTCATAGTTATAGAAGACAACCATATCTGGCCATGTTCCTTCTATGGAAATATTGTACTGCCTCTCCCCCATCACGGTATCATAGGCATTAACAACTGCTGAGCGTACTCGGGACTTAATGGCCTCATAGGAATCGCTCATTAAAAAGCCCATACTACTCGCCTCCTTCTTTAAATCTAAAGACTTCATGATTTGTGAGCAGATATTATGTGGACAGCCTTTCTCTACGGGTTCTGCTGTGCCTCGTGTTTCCCAGGCGGCAGGGATATCAGTTAATGCTGCTTTGAATATTCTAACTCCATCAATTTGTCTAACGTTCTTATTTAAGCCCGGTAGAACCTTAGTGGCCTTACCTGTGATACTGCCACCTAGTTGTGTTCCGGACGTTACCAAGTCACGAATGGTCTCTTCCCATTGTTTTCTGACTCTTAAATCAACGAATACCTGTTTTTCTTCTGTTATCCAGGCATCGGTGACCGGGCCGAGTAGGGCATTAAGGCCATCTTGATGGTAGTCATCAATGTTAATTCCACCGATTTGTTTTCCATCAACCTGGATCCCCTTGGCCTGAGTTACAATGTCCTGTAGGGCATTGTCAGTCATCTGATCTTTTTGAAGGTCAGGTTCAGATCCACTTATCGCAAACTGAATATGATAATAACCATCATCACCATCATAACCCTTTTTTAAGGGCATTACAAAGTTAAAATCTTTATTTAAAATCATAGCATTCTTCATTTAGGAAATCACCTCCAAAAATAAATAAATTAAAAAAATAAATATTAAATATTAGAATAATATGTCAGGGCCATGGCCTCTTGGGTGAGTTGCATCATCTGCTCCTCCATTGATTGGCCTTCTATCTCGGCCCGGGTTTTAATTACACACCGACAATGATTATGAATAGGTACAAAGGGCATCTCTGACAGTTTCATGAAGCCCTGGGCCTCTATGGCCAAGCACCATTTACAAACACGACTATCTCCCTTGGTTACCAGACCTACCTCAGGATCACCAAATAAAAAGATGGCTGCCTTCCTGACAGCATGATTCTGAGTAGAAACAAAGCCTGATTCCACTGTGGTTTTTAACCGATTGAATGCTGTTTTAAAATTAGTATTGGGATTAAATAACTGCTCCGTCTTCCTATTCTTCAAATAATAGGCCTTTGATTTCAGGCCATGCTTTAACTGGGAAGCAATGCTACTAAGGGTACTTATCTGTTCATTCAGTCCATCCCTTATGGTATCTGCTGCTAGGCTTATGCTCTTCTTCGTATCATTGAGAATAGATTCGGTTATTGCCTCAGGTTTAAGGTCATCGGCGAGTTTGATTCTGCTAAGTGTAGGTTTCTTTCGAGGAGTACCCAGGGGTGTTTTCTCTGAGAAGTCTATCTTGCCCAGATTATTGGGTTGGATTCCTTTATCTACCAGGTTTTTACTGGCCTTATTATCAAATACTGTGGTTAGCGCCTTGAGGCCATTAATCCATGAGTTCCAAAGGTTCTGAATGTCCTTATCCACGTTCTCAAGTATATATGCGACTGGCTCGAATTGGTACTTTTTATAAAGGCCTTCTAATAAGAAAACAAAAGATGTTCCATAAAGGAGTTCCTCGTGATTGCCTCCTTGATATTCAAAGGATAAGTCACCAGGTTCCTTGGCATCTGGGTTTTCCAGAGCCTGTTCAGCATTTTTGATTATAATCTCAGTTAGGGCCTTTTCGGGCACACATTCGATAAGATCATCGAAGAATGATTTTTTCACTCTTATAGTTGGGGTCATAATTTTAACCATCTTCGTTATAGGGCCGTATATGGAAGTTAATCGCGGTGTTTGAAAATTAAGGCATTGGAAAGGCTTATTTTAATGACTGAAAAAGTAGAATGTTCAATAATTTTAGTAAAATAAGATTAAAAGTTGAACAATGTATCAATATTCGGGGCTAGTAAAAATTCAAATCCTCGGGAAAGATTTTTTATGATTGTGAGATTGTTCAATTCAATATTTTAGCAATTGGTTTAAAAGGTTGAAGACTAATTAATAAAGATTTATAGATTTCACAATCAGTATTATCTTCTGTTCCTTCTTTAGAATGATTACCATAATTAACGGATATATCTCCATCTTTTATACTAACAATCTTCTTATTATCTTTAATTTTTTGATAAGTTGATAACCAAGCCAAAACACCATAAATACAACATTTTCTAGCTTTACGATTACTTATGGTGAATGATGAGTCTATTTCAAGGATTTTCTCACTAATATCACTGATCTTGTATGCAATTTCAGTATCAAGAGAATTATCAGTGATACGACCCAATGATTCAATTTTAACCTGTTCTATCGTACATAACTCAACCATAGGTCCACCTCATGCTATCAGATTAAGTTCTTTAAGTGTTTTATTCAAATTCAATAAACGTTCCTTCTTTTGAACAGAATTAATTGGATCTTCTAAATGAGGATTACTATTCGGAATGGTCTGGTAATCAGCACTCTCATCTTCCAAACCAAAATCTATACTATCTGCCATATCTTGCGACCTTCGGAGCTCTGTTTTACTAGATGCACCCAGGTTAAACAATATCTGCATCCTGTTGAGGACTGCCAATAAATCTTTCTGCAAGAATGGTTTAAATTCAATATCAAAGTAACCGTCCAGGATACCTGCCTGGGCCTTCATCTCCTGAGCATAACTCATAAGTAGTCTTCGGAAGTTCTTTCGACCACCGGTGGCCTCACGTCGCCTGATAAAAGTATCTGTTATTAATTCTAGGGTTGTTCTATTCTTTACATTATCAATCCTAGTAATCAGAGGCATAGGCACACCGAATTTCATGGCAATAACTTCATAGGTTTTATCCTCAGTATCTGAGAAATTAGTATCCTTTCCTTTTACGCTGGTGGCCTGGGCTGGTTTAAGGAAACTATAAGAAACTAGATCCCCGCCGTCTCGGCGTTGTTCTTGGACTGCATTCACCTGTTCTTGTAATGCTTTCTCAGCAGTACCCCAATTTTGAAGGGCTGCTTTTCCCATATCCGTTTTGAGTAATTCCTGCACATCCATAACCAGGTGTAAATAAACGTTGGCCTGTTTTTTCATTAGGTCTAATCTTAGGCCCGGTGCTGCTCCTGCAGTTCTTAAATCCATAACACAATTGGCACTGGCTGGGTTTCCCCAGACTCCATGTTTGAGGATGCTTCCTCGGGTGCTGTAATCCACCCTGTCTTGAGCGAAACTAACTGTCCGAGTTATTCCTGTAGGTGATCGGACATTTTGAACATATTCCATGGTTCCTGTGGGGTCATATAGGGCCTGTTCTACACTTTGCATATCCAGGCTCATCGGGTTTATTGCATCAATCCCAGTGACCATTTCCTTTTCATTATAGTAGAAACCACCATTTTCGTTATATGTTCGGACATTACATCTTCGGCCTAATATTTCACCCAGTGTGGCGTATCGTAGCATGGTGTCTTCTAATTCCATCTTTTGGAATTGTTTTTCTACCAATAACTTGGCCTCATGACCCAAATCGTCATCCTCAAATCCTTTAGGAACTAGGCTTACTCCACAACCAATCTCGATAAGAGTAATGAAGTCTATGAATGGGCCACTGGCTCCTCGAAGATAATGGAGCATTGCCTCAGCATCAGTTATTGTTGGGAAGGACTTCATTAATTCTAAGTCCATCCTTCCAAAGTTCCGGTACCTTCGCCTCATGTGGTTAAGCATCTGATCAGTAGGGTCATTCCAGGTTAATGGGATGTCTGATTTTGTATTTTCCATAATTATCCTCTTGCCTTAAATACTTTGAATGGGTTAATGTCTTCCGGATACTGTTCTTCTACTTCCTCGCCATAGAATAATTCGTTTAGGCCACCACTGAAAGCGTCCACTTGATCATCATGTATTCCTTTTGTGGGGAATGTTGAAATTTCATTAAGAAAAGTAATTATCCAGTCTGATCCTTCTTTGATCTTTAGGAAACCATGTTTTACAAAGCTCACATAAGCTCGTGCTCTGTCGATTTTGCTTTTTCGTGGTATGCTCCAACCTGAGAAATTAAATCCTGGTAATTTGCCTGCAAATGTGTTCATTACATATTTGGCACTTGCTCCGCCTTCTTGTTCTATTCGGACTTTTAGGTTCTCTCTGCCATACTTCTCAGCATCTTTTTTGGCAGTGAGGAGGATCTCTTCTTCTGCTTTATCAGGATCGTATCGGAATCGGACTATATCTTCTAAGTATACTTTACCAGATTCACCAAGCCCTAAGAGCATTCCAACAGTCCAGTCAGGCCCACCTTTTTTATTGTCATCTTTTTCTTCGGTGGCTGCAAGATCCCAGAATCGTACCCATTGGGTGATTTTTTCTGTAATGACTTCGTATAATCTTTTAGTGAACCATTTTCTTTTGAATAGTTTACCTTCAGGAATTGCTTCCCAATCACCATATTTCCATTGACGATATAATATGGGATCTGAATCTTTAATGGCTTCCAGGGAATCTTTTTCATATTGTTTATCATCGAGGTAAACATTATCAGTATATTTACTGTTGATGAATGTTCCTGGGCCATCTACATAATTTGTTTTAAAGTAATCGTGACTTATTCCACCGGGGTTTCCTGTGAACCATGTTCTTAGTGGTAGTGGATCTGTAATTTGTTTACGTTTAGATCCTGTAATTGTGATGATTTTTTTCTCAGATATATGGACTGCTTCATCAAAAATAAGGTGATGAAATTCTGCTCCTTGATAATTAGCAGCGTCCTTTTCATGCTGAATGTGAGCAAACTTTATCTTGGCCCCATTGGGGAAAGTGAATAATTTATTAGTGTCATCCCAATGTGGTTCAATTCCTGCTTTTTCTAGTATTGGGTTTTTGTGTAGCCAATCCTTGGCCCTGTCCATTACTGCGTTAGGTGCACTTAATTCTGGATAAGTTAGTCGGAATATACCGACTTTCCATTTTGGGAATTCCGCATACTGAAGGGCCCCGATAAGTGAGGCTTCTGTTTTACCTCCACCACGAGCTCCTCCATAAAGGACAGAACCTCTGGAAAATATTAAAAGAATCTGATTAAAAAACGGAACTACGGGAATATAGGGATTCAGGATTATTGTATCATAAAAATTATCCTTCTCTTCTTGACTTAAGCAATGGAATAATGCCTGTACACGATAATCCTCTTCATATTGTGCCTCCCAAACTTCAATTTTCCAATCTATTAATTCTTCTATTGAATTAATTTCAGGTGCATTGAATAGGAATTTACGAAGTTTCTGACGGACCTCATCCTTGATCTGAGGCCTTATCAATGTTATCTGGTTTATCTCCTGTTGAACTTCCGATATCAGAGTGGTAGTCATGCTTTGCCTCTATCGTTCTAAGGCGCTTCAATCTAAGTTCAACATCAACTTTGCCATTAGTTTCAGTAATGTCAGTAGGCTGGCTTTGAATCAGCAATGCTAGTTTGATTAATTTGTCAAGATCTTTAGTTGTTTCAATAGGAATCGGTTGTATTATGCCTTTTTTCACGCCATTAGTGTATTTATTAAGTGATGCGTGAACAATTCCTAAGTATTTGACTTTATTATCAACAACAGTTTTGTTGGTCTTTTCTTCTAGTGTTTTATTGTTCTCTACTTCTCTGATTGATATTTTACTATCCCAATCGAATTCTTTTTTCCATCGCCAAGCAGTTCGTTCACTTATTTTAAATTTTTTTGTGACTGTCAGAATACTGTCATCAATGGATTTTCCTTCGTGTAGTGTGAGGTAGTAAAGTTCAAAGGCTTTTTTGTGTTTTTGCTTTTCTTCCATTGTGAATCACTTTTAAATTATTATATATTATTTCGAGATAATGGAAGATTATATATATATTATAGAATAATTCTATATTATAGAATAATTACTTTGGTGAAAAACATGAATCAAATAAAATACAAAACAAAAACACGAGAATTCAAATCCTACATGAAAAAAACAAAAACTGCTATCTTAAAAATTGGAGAAAAGAAATATAAAGTCAAACAAGAGGAATACGTCTATTTTGACAATGAAATGAAAGATTATCCATTAAGACCTGAATGGTATTTAACAAAAACTCAAATGAGAAATCTTTTAAAAGCATATCCGGAAAAATGGCTTCTTAAAGTTAAAAGCCGTTTTGATGGAATGGTTGATTGTGTAATGCCTGTTGAAGATGAATTTTCATTTGTGGATTCTGAAATACTTGAATCAATAAGTGATGATATTCGATGCTATAGTTATAGGACACATTATAATACTGAAACTGGTGTTTTCAATCTTTGGAGTTGTGTCGGAGCATATGAATTCAAATTTGATGGAGAACTCCAATTCTTATAAATTCATATTTTTTTTTAGGGGGTATATTAAATGGATTATTCAGCAGATAAGCATTGGAATAATGTTTTGGCTTTAGCTCGTAAGTATGGTTTCATTTTAAAGGCTGATAAGAGTAATGCTATCTTGGCCACTCATAAAACTCAGATTGAGAAGTATGGTGTGGAGGGTTATAATAAGATCCAGAAAATGAATAAAGGGGAAAAATAGTTGATTATATAAAGTAGTTCTATAATATCAACTATTATACTTTATTTTATTTGAAGGGATTTATTATGGTTTTTGAAGAAGCTGAAACAATTATAGAAATCAAACCAGGATTTAAAACACATATAAGTAAAACTGTCTTGGAATCTATAGGAGCAAATGAAGGGGAATTTATCAAAGTTATTTTTAAAGATAAGAATGTTGAAACCGTTATCAAAATAAAGCCCGGATTCAAAACACACATACCTAAAAGCATTATTGAATCCATAAATGCTAAAGAAAACGATTTTATTAAAATAATCTTGAAAAAAATATCTAATTAATTAAATTTTAGCTAATATTTCTTTTTGAATATTTTCAGCAATTGCTTTCATCATATTGGGTGGAACACTATTCCCTATACGAGCCCATTTATCCTCAGGGTTCCCAATTAATTTAAAATCTTTTGGAAAGCTTGCTAATTTTTTTATTTCATTTATTGTGATATATCTTCCAGATTCATGGAAGAACTGTCCGAATCCACTTCTTGTTATTGTTGGAGATGGTTTATTTCTTGATAATTTAATATAATTAAAATAACTACCATTGGGATGGTATTTACTAAATTGTTCTCCAGGTCTAACTCTATTAATTACAGATTTCACAAAATCGTTATTTGAATATTTTATAAATTCTGGTTCAATGTCTTTTAATGCTTCTCCTACAGTTATTGGTTTTGTTTGTGGTTTCGGATGAGATGGAATGATATTTAAATCGTTTCGTACTCCTATGAAAATCATTCGTTTCCTGGATTGTGGAACATTATAATACATAGAATTCATTAAACGAGCTTTTACTTGATATCCACTTGCTTTTAGTTCTTTCAGTATATCTGCAAAGATAAGTTTCATCTTACCTTTAACCATTCCAGAAACATTCTCCATAACAAAAACTTTAGGCTGTAATCCCTTGAGAAGTCTAATATACTCATTATACAATTGATTACGAGGATCACAAAAATCTCTTTTACCAGCTGTACTAAAACCTTGACAAGGTGGCGAACCATCAAAAATATCTAATTCACCAGGTTTTAATCCTGTTATTTCTAAAACTTTTTCTACACTTAAATTATGGATATCACCATGAAAAATAGGAGTTCCAGGAAAATTAAAATTATAGGTTTCAACAGCATTATCATCCATTTCTACAGCCAATAAAACCTTGCCACCTGCTAATTTATAACCTAAACTGGATCCTCCACAACCAGAAAATGTACTTATAACATTGAATGATTTATTTTGGGAATTCATATCCACACTCCGGACATTTAATAGTTTCAACAGATTTAGCAATATCTTCATCAAACTCAGGTTCTTCATCAGGAACTATATCATCCACTTTTGGAGATACTAATTCATCAATTTCAAAACCAGTTAATGACAAATCAAATTCTTGCATTTCTAGATCTATTGATAATTCTTCAAGTTTGGGATAGTTCCAATAAGATTCTTCTGAAAGCTTATTATCTGCTATCATTAAAGCAATAGCTTCACTCGAATCATGTAAATATTCTCTCTGTCTAAAAGGAACTTTATCCATACCTAATTTTTCAGTTGCAGCAATAAAAGCACCATGACCAGCAATAATATAAAAATCTTTACTAATCAATATCGGCCTGCCCCAACCAAGCTCTTTAATATTTTTAGCAATCTTATCCAACTGCTCAGATGGATGCTCATTAGGATTATTAGGATGAAGTTTTAACTTAGAAACTTCAATCCAAGGTGATTTATCGTCCATAAAAAATACCTTCTAAAACAATAATATTAATATAAAGATAAAAATGGGTAATCAAAATGTCAGATAACAAAGAAGATCAAAATACAGGAAAGTATATTCTGAAAAAAAAATTTCAAATAAAGAAATTAAACCAATTTTACGGGGATTAAGACACAATCATTTAAAAAATATAATAAATGATGTTGAAAAGGGCACATCTTTAAATAAAATTGACTTTGAAGTTTTAATGACCGTTGAAAGTTATGAACTTCAAAATCGAGTTAATAGACTTAGCATAATTTTAATAATTTTAACAATAGTTTTAGTAGTTTTAACATTGGTTCTGGTCTATTTAACTTTAAAATTGACATAATAATTATTTTCTCCCACATAAAGAGTCTGGATCAGTGCAAATGGCATCTTCAAATTCTTCTAATTTCTTTTGTAAAATCTCATCACGTTCTTTGTTCGCTTCTTTGTAGATCTTTTCAACAACCTCATGAGTACGTTTTTCAATAATAGTCAATTCCTTTTTTTTCTGAATCATCTTGTAAACGTCACCCAGGAAATAAATAACACATCCTAGGATAAGAAGTAAAATTCCTACCCATGGAGCATGAGGAGCATAGATGTCTGGCTGAGATATACTCATAAATAAAATTAACATTCCCAAACTGATAAGACCAGTTCCTAATGTTGATTTTAAGAACCCAGTCAGCATCATAGTTTTCGTGTACTTAATCTCTTTATAAATATGGGACATAATGGCATCACTTAGGTTTCGCTCTTACTTGGAACATGTGCTATATAACCACCTATCGCACCAACTGCAGCTGCACCTATAGTTGCATTATGTGTGACTAGTGCTATTGTGCCTAAAATTGTTATTCCTGTTATCGCTGCTATTTCGATGGTTTCTTTAGTTATTTTCATATTAGAACCGCCTCCAGAAAATTATATATTAATAAGAAATTATTATGATATTAAGGGGATTTTATGAGAAAAAAAGGCATAATATTAGAAAATACTGATAAAACTGAGTCAGAAACATCATTTTGGAAACATAATACAACAATAATTCTTGTAACTATTTCCATGATTTCAATCTCTTCAATATTGATAATGATTAATTTTTTAGTTTTATTATATGGTGGAATAACCCCCGGGTTTAACTTAGCTAATTCGATTGCATTATTTACTGCTAGCATTGCAATTTCAGGAACATTTTATAGTAGTCATAAGAGTGATATTCGAAATAGAGAACAAAATATTGCTGCTGAAAAAAGATTAAAAGATCAATTAATTTTTCATGAAAGGCAATCAGCCATGCTTAAAATTTATAAAGAATTATATATTCATAAAAAATCAAGGCAAAAATTGACTGTAAAACATGATGATGTTAATAATTATCCTGCCCAAGAATTTTCTATATTATCTACACGATACCAATTATTTAGTAGACTAAAAATAATTCAAGAAGATATTGATAGTTTTTACTATTTTCCAATAGAAATAAGAACAGAAATTGATAATTTTATTAAATATGTAAATGAACAATCCGATCATAATCCTAAACCAATAACTTTCGGAAAATCACATATTAGAGAAAAGCTAATTATAATATATAATATGGTCGAAGTAGATATCCAAATGGGATTTGATCGAGATTATAATGTTATGAAACCTCCTTTAGCAATTCAAGGTTTATAGGCCATATATTATCCATTTACATATTCATATGTACAAATGTCACATCAAGAACAAACATAAATCACTTCATATAAAAATGAGGTGTAGTGTTCTTTGAATGGTGGTTCAATAAAAACACTACTAATATGACGCAATTGCATCAATCATAAGCAATTACTTATGAACGTGAATCAATAACCCTCTGAGCTGCTCTGAGAACCCAGGCTGGCAACCAATCATGAAACTCTTTAATCTCGCAAGCCTCAAAGGGTATAATATTATTCCTCCAAAAAAATAAGTATAAATCAAGGAATTCATCCATATCCATAAATTAGAATCCTTTTGTTCTTTTAAGTAGAACTCCCCAAGGCAGATCTATTTTTTCACCTGCTACATATGGGATGCTTTTAGCGTGGACTAGGCCACATTTAGCACATTTTATTTCATAGTCCTCATCAATACTGAATTCTGTTGAAAAACATTCTACACAATGTTTATGTAAATTATCTGAATAACAATCATTACATATTCTGATAGGTGGAGAATAGATTTTAGCTCCGAAATTGTATTCTTTTAAAATTAGTTTAGCCAGGATAATATTTTGTGAAGGCTTTTCGGGGGTGGAACAGTCTCCACAAATATATCCTTTTAAGTCTTGTAGTTTTTCAACTTGTATTGATTTGCCGTCTTTGACCATGGTAATCTAATAGTCTACTAATGTTCAACTATTTTCGAAAGAACGCCTAATGTTGTTCTTTCTTACTAGTAATTACCACGTCATAGCTGGATTTGATGACCCTTTTAGATGGTCTATTTCGGAAATTGGTTTATTTTTTCTCTCTAATTTCCATAACCTTGATATGACGGTTGCATATATCCTTTCTTTGAGTTTATATTGCTTTATTATCTTATAATCTCTAAAAGTTACTAATGATCCTGTACTTTCTTCTTTTACAGCTACCATTATTGCCAGGACAATAGTTTCCCATTTACACCCACGATATAATAAACGTAAATCTTTGACAGATTTCAGGATATAAATAACCCTTTCAACATCATTGTCAGATAAATTAAGACCTTTTTTATTTCTTTGCACGAATTGGATTTTTTCTCTTAAACGATATTTTTTCATGGATAATTCATCACATGAATATAATTCTCCAGGCTGTTTATGCTGGTATTTATTCATCAGTCCTAATAATCGGTTTTCCTTTTGTTTCATTGTCATTCCACTCATTTGGTTGCCGCCTTCGAGTTATTATTAACCTATTGTATTGCATAGACTAAATATATAAATAGTAAAAACAAGAGAGAAAAAATGGGTTTCATGTTAAAGGTTGCCGTCTTTGATTAATGGACCTTGGGAAGGATTTCGGTCCTTCTCTAAATATCATGAAATGATTAATTACTTTTTTTAACAATTGTTATATTAATATAAATAAAAAAAAATATGATTTAATAATATATAATAATAATAATAATAATAATAATCCTTCAACTGTAACAAGTGTAAAATTAGAAAAAGTATCTATAAAGGAGGTATGTAAACAGTTTACAAACAGTTTACACCTGCACTTAACATATATCTTTGGAGATTTACACTTGAAATATAACTTAAAACTATTAAAAATTGATACAATAGGGTACTTGTATCAAATAAAATCTTACTAATTCTCTGTAAACAAAATGTAAACATAAAATATGTTGTAAACAATTTGTAAACATTAAACACAGATACCCAACTCCTTAGCAACATCCACAGGATCCACATTAAAATTCTTAATCTTAGATTTCATCACATTAAAATCAATATCTTCTACAGATTCCCAATTCCGTTTACCATAAATCAATCTATGATTCTCAAAATCATTCTTGACAGTCTTAACCGCACTAAGTAATTCTTTATCATAATCTATTTCAATTTCATGAATTTTATTATTCTCAACAACAGGATATTTATCATCAAAATAATCCCTAACTTCTTTAATATTTATTCTAGCTTTATTTGCTGAAATAATATCTAAAATAATAACGTCTTCTAAATCATGAGGCGTAATTATAGTATCAGAACTAGTTTTATTATCACAGTATCTTTCAACTGCTTCAATAACACTAAAAAAAGGAGTTTCAGCTTTATCAGGAATATCAATCCCAATATCTATTCCTTCTTTCAACTGCTTTTCTTCCAGATCAAGTAAATGTCTTTGTTTTTTAATCTCATCTAACCTGATGCTCACTAAAGCAGGATCTTTTTTAGAAAGAATATCCAAGGCAAATTCTAATAGTTCCCTACCTGTTTTTTCAGAGGATTCATATAATTTAAAATAATAATCATCCAATCTTCCACTAACCATCCCATTAGAAACCATTATTTACCAGCTCCTAAAACAGGATTTCAAAATTAAAATTCTAATAATTTGATGTTTTTTCATGAAGGTTGCCGCCTTTATATTTAAATTTTATTTGTTGCTCACAATATATAAATTAACATAGTGACCATATTTATTCTTAATCCTACCATCAATTATAAACTCTTTATTTTGGGTTAAAATAGCTGTAATCAGTTGTCTACTAGGTTGTAACCTCCCGGGGAATTTATAAGTTTTAGAAAGTTCCTTAACTAGTTCTTCAATACTCACTGCTTTACCATTTTGTAATATATACCAAATAATGGCTTTTCGTAATTGCTTCTTCTTAGTAATTCCTTCAAAAGGTTTTTCATATTTATACAGCCTAAATTCCCCCAAATTTAGATAACATTTACTTCCACATTAATATCCCAACTATACTACTGATGAAATAAGCTATCCAAACAACAGCCATATAGTATTCTTTTCTTTTAATAGCAAAATAAAGGAATACTGGGTTGCTAATGGCCCATATATAGAATGCTAATGGTGATTTCATAGCACTTTGTATATATGCTCCACTTAATCCCATCAGTACAGCTGCTATTTCTAAGAGTTTCAATGAATCAATTTTATAAGTTTTTAATTTATTCATAAAATTTTCCTGCATGTAAATCTATCTCCATTTTTATAGACTTGGATACTTAATTCAAATTCATTATCTGGAATGCCTCCAACGATTAGAAGAATAGGCTCTGGACAATTAACGCATTCATCATTGGCTATTCTAATCATTTCATTATCATCTACAAAGCTAGGTTTTGAAGAATTATTTGGATGGAAATGCCAGTCACCGATATAACGCTTCCCTTGTTTATATTCATAATCCATAATTTCTTGTATGCCTTCTATCCCTCTATAAAATCCATGCGTACTATGTTCTGAGTCTTTGGGTGGTCCAGTCATTCTATTGATAATGGCTGTAGAATTATCAACTGAGTAATTCCCTAAGAGTATCCCTCCAGTTTCTAGGATACCCGCTTTATTGCATTCATACCTAATGGCCTGGAGAACATAATCCATAATTTCAACTGAAAAAACCTCATCAAAACTTCTATAAATTAAATTAACTGATTGAGCTTCCATAAAATGTCCCCTTTCATTTGAACTTCAACCTGACCTGTTTTTCATCAGCTGGTTTTTCTATGAATACGTAGAGTTTCCCACAATCTCCACATTTATAATATCCATATTTTTTCATACCAAAAGGCCGTAAAACTCCATTACAAAGTTCCTGAGTTTCTGGGTCTTTATTCTTGCAGCGTTTCATTAGATCACCCCTAATTCTTTGAGCATAGCTTTAAGGAATAATTCCACTTTCAACCCATCGACTGTGAAAACTAGTAACCAGTCCCTAATATTTTTACATTTGAAATCAACGGCTATAACATTTGAATTAGGATATTTTTTCTCAATATATTCCTGGAAGTAATCATTAATTTCTTCTGCTGCCAGGCTACAATTTTCTGTTATATAAAAAGTCATGAATAGGGTGGTTTTAGGATCTTCTGACTTTTCAAAACTTATTAAATAAACCGTTGAATCTTCTTTTAAATGTGGATAAAACTTTTTTAAAACATTTAATGCATCTTCAGATGATTCAGTATCAGTATCATGCATTAAAACAACGTCTGGAATATGACCTAATACTCTAATCATTGAATTAGAGCATATGGCATTAACTTCCATTTGAGGTGTTTTAATCCTGTATTCTTTCCCTATTTCATATCCCTTTAATCTAATAGTTGAAAATTCATTATTAGCTAGCTTAGAATAATGTTTGTTGAATTTTACAATAGGAAGGCCCTTACAATCATCTCTCATGTTATCACAGCCTCGGAGATTGTGGAGTATAGTAACAGTCATCTTCTGCACTCCAATAAGCACCATATTCTATTAAATCGTAGGAGATTTTTCCAGTTTCATCATCCTCATATTTTTCAAATATAGGGTCACAATTAGGATTATGGCATTGATAGGATGGACTGTAATAATCTGCTCTTAAAATAGTAACTGTGGGGATTAATTTCCCCAGATAAGTTACTGATCCACAATTAGGACATGGCCGAGTATCAATTTTATTAGATACATTTGTACCTACAAAAAGGTGCATATCTCCACAGGTAAGATTTCCATCATCATCTATTACTTCCAAACGGCCATTCTGAGCCAGTTTATTATAACAAGCATTGCATAGATCTACTGTTTTCCCCGTTTTTATCTGCTCTACTTCATTAAAATTCTTTGGAGATAATTTTGCATCACATTCAAAGCATTTAATATCTAAATCACTTAATTTAATCATCCTATCACCCGATCTCTGATATTATGAACATATAATTTCATTTGAATCAAAGTCCATGAGGTAATATAATATTTGAACCAGAGTCCAATCCCATAAGTAATATTTTCTTTATCCATGATGTCAGATGCACATTCCAGATGATATTCTAGTAATTCCAGATTTCTTCTACGGCTCATGATTTCCCCTCTTTAGAATGCATAATATCCTTTATCATGAATAAGACAAACCACATTTTTCTTATACTTGCAAATGACATCTTTAAACAAGTCTTTTAATTCTGATTCTGGCATGTTTGTTTCAATTGTCCCACAGGTTTCAGATCCATCTAAGAGTAAAAATCTTTTCACTTCAACAAAATCATTAATCATGATTTCACTTCCACGATATCGGTTTTGCAAACCTTTTGAACTACCTCTTCGCAGCCAGTAACTACTTCTTTGAATAATTTAACCTGTTTAACAATGATTGGTTTTCCACAGAAAGGGCAGAAATCAATATCTCTATACCTGAAATCTACAGATTCATGATCAAATTCTTCTGGAAATGCTTGTAAAATATTTAATTTACATGAATCTTCCTCAGTTTCATGATCATAATGACTATGGAAAATTATGAATGGCATTCCCATCTGATCTGGATCAGTTCCTAATTCTTTTTCCATAGGTTCACAGCAATATTGAATATCATCTTTTAATAGATTCCAGCTCCAGGACTTATTTTTAAAAACCGTTTTACTATATGGCACAAAACAGGTATCTGCTGGTGCCGGGTTATCATCTACCATTTTAAATTCAGGCATATTATTTCCCCCCAAATTTCGTATTCAAATTATCCAGTGCATCATGGGGTATCATGGGATTGTAATAGATCATATCATAGTCTTTTGCTGGTATTCGTGGTATTTGGAGTTCTGAATAAATATTGATTAATGTAGTATCGGCAAGGATTACTTTATCCTGGATATATGCTTCATAAGGGATTGTTTGATGGTTTAATCGCCTCATGATGCTTTGCATTATATTATTTGTTTCATTACCATCCTTGGAGATTATTAAAACATGTTCCTTTTTATTCACAATTTTTAGAATGGTTTTTGTCATTCCATGAATGCCAGCTACTGCTTCTAATTTACTCATTTTCCCACCACTGCAGCTGAAAAATCCATTAAAGTAACTGGTTTAGTTTCCTCTTTAATAATCCCTGTTGAGTTTTTCAGTTGTTTTAATTCTTTAGAATTGAATTTCCTAATATGTGGAATGCCACTATTAACATGGAGTACTTCATTAACTTTCCAAGCATCAAAATATTCTAATGTTAATGTGTTACCCCAAATCACATCTGCTTGTAGGCCATGTACTAAGAAATTACAAATAGTCATTTTAGCACAGGTCATGTCGATGTCCTGGGCAACATAATAGTTTCCTAAGTTTTTCACGTGGAAACTCATTAGGCATCGCCCACTTCCACAGCTGGGATCATTGATCAATAATCCTTTATTCTTCGTGCCTGTATTCATGGCTGTCATGAGATCACAGATAGTTGCTGGTGTGAAGAATTGTCCTGCTCCTTGTCTTCCTGATTTGGAACTAATCTCTGCTTCATAGTAGATACCAAAGAAATCAAACCAATCAGTATCAGTGATGCATTTCTGGTCCATGACTTTGATGAACTCCAGATACATTAACCAGAAGACTTGCATCTCTGCTTCATTATAGGATTTTTCCCAGGTCACAGTTTTATCAATAGAAAAACTAGCAATAGCATAATCCAGGAAATCATCAAACACTAAGGCTGCACCATATCGTGGTGTAAGTCTTTGCATTAGATTATGAAATTCTTTAAATTCATTGGGAGCATCCATTTTGCTCCCTCCTTTCATTGTATTCCTTAATTCTATTGTAGCAAGTATTTCGTGATGCTCCAGTTTCATTAGAAAATGTCTTATAACTGGTCCCATCTCTTTCTTTTCTTTTGGCCATGGATGCGACTTGATCTTCTGATAAAATAACGTGTCTTTTACTCATAAGATCACGCTACCTGCTACAGTTACAACCCGGATTTGGCCATTCTCTGGTCGGTTATTTTCCCAACGTTCTACTCTCATGAGCTTTTTATATGCATTCCGAGTGTTGAGGTCTATACGGTACATTCCTCGTGAACCTGTTTTTCTCCAGAGTTTCAGGATTTGAATATCTTCTGGTCGTAAACGTTCACTTCTGCGAATACATTCAATATCATGATCCAATTGATCCAGCAGCTGAATGAATTGAGGACCTTGAATATTAGCATTAAAATTAATTTCAACAAGATTAATCATTTGCTCAGCTCCATATCTTTAGCCCAAGCTGTGAGATTATCTAATGCTTCAATTCCTTCTTTTCGTATTTTCTCAACTTCAGATTCCTTTTTAGTCTTTTTGGTTGCCGCCTTTGACATGTTTTCACCTGTATTTGATGTGTTTTAAAAAAATAAAATAAAATATTAAATAAAAGATGGTTGCCCAGATGTGTTTGCAGATAAACGTCCCATACTCCTTTTTCCATCGGTTATGGTGGTCATCACAATCACACCTGTAGATTTCATCAAGAACACTAACCATATAGTCATTAGTTCCCTGGACTTTGAAGATTAATAGATCATCACTTTTAAAGTCAAGAGATACTTTTTTCTTAATGAATAACTCCCATCCTTTAATAAATCTATTAAATATCCGATTCACCTGTTACTTCCTCATTTTTCCATTCAAAGACTAATTTGGCTTGATAAGGGTTTAGGTTTCTAAATGACATTTTTATCCATCCAATTTGCTTATTATTTTATCATAATCTGCTTGGGTCATCCTATCCATCCCAAATAGTTCTTCTACTTTAGCTTTGAAATTCTCTAAAGTCATGTCAATACCATCAGAGCGTATTAATCCAGCAATATAATCCATGTCTTTATCTTTGAATCTACTAACATCGAATTCTACTATATTAGCCTGGCCTTCATCAGTATCAAATTTTTTAAGTCCTATTTTGTAGGTGTGGTATTTTCCTTTCCCTTTTTTTACTTTAACTTTCCCAGTGTATTCTAATTTGATTGCATCCCCGGGTTTGAGATTTTTTAGCCTGGATTTGAGGAATTTATTTTCAGTCACACTGTAAATCAAGTAAGGATTTTCTTTATCTGCTTTTTCTGATTCATCTTTAACTAGGATAAGTAAACCATAGAATGGATCTCCATCAGAATCCATGAATTCTCTTTTTTCTACAAAAATTCCTTTAAGAACTTCATTCATGTCTGGTTTCCAGAATTCATCAATCACATAACTTGTTTGTGGAACCTCTAAATCTCCTTCATTCATTTTTAAGAAGTTCTCTAATCTTTCTTCAAATCCAGTTAATTCCGCTTCCATCTTAATCACCCAGTCAGTTGCCCTAATTCATCTAAAACTTTCTTTTGAGCTTCAAGCACTGCTCGAACCCTATTTTTACCAACAGATTTACTTTTTGGAATTTTGGCATCAATCAAAATAATTAATGTTTCCATATCTAAACCTGCATCGAGCATCGTTTGCATTCCATTTCTTATTGCTTCCATATCTTCTGCTAATTTCATTGCTACAGTCTTTTCTTCCATTTTTACACCTTTTTATTATTAAATTTCAATTTTAAGATGATCTTAAAATAAAATAAAAAATTAATTATTGTTCCTGAAGTTTTCCCTTGGCTCTGGAGTCCAATAGGTCTGCATAATGCAATACAATAGCTTCAGGAGTATTGGGATTTACAACAGATCCCCAGCCATTAGTTACATCTCCATGATGTGAAAGGATTAAGTGCATTAGAGCATCTTTGTGTTCCTGTGGGAATGGTTCTCCATTCATAGCATGGTATCGTAAAAAAAGATCTTCTAGGAGTTTACTTGATAAATAGAGGTGGCCGAATGTTTCTCCTTCAGGTGTCATCGTGACCATGGTCTTATCAAGAGTATAAGTCTTGATTTTACCCATGTCATGGAGTAAAGCACCAGTAGAAAGCAAATCTTTATTCAGGTCTTTGTAACAGTGATTCATAGTATTGCAGATTTTCATGACATTTACACTGTGTTCTAAGTTACCAGAATTGTAATTGTGATGATGTCTCATTGCAGCTGGTGATGTAGTGAAATTTTCCCAGTATTCAGATTCCATGAAACAGCAAACTAAGTTTTTAAAGACTTCATCCTTCATGAAACTGACCTGGTCCTTAACGTATTTGATGTTTAAGTTTCTATTGGTCTGTGCTTCAGGCTGGTAATCCTCAATATTAAAGTTTTTAGTCTTCTGGATTTTCATTACAACCATATTGAATTTACCAGAATTTTCTGGGAATTCTTCAATTTTTCCACTGATTTTATGGACAATTCCAAGCTCTATTTTTCCAAATAGTTCCTGAATTTCTAGGTTTGCACCTTCTTTGGTATCATTGAAGGATCCAAATTTCCGAGCAACCATAGTCCCAGTCTTATCTCCAAGGGTCATTTCAATATATTTCTTACCGTTTTTGGAGACTCTTATTTCCTTATCCATGATGACAAAGCAGTTATGTACACTAATTTGTTTTCTGAGGTCTTTGATGAAGATCTTTTTATCATCTTCCATCATTAGGCCCCCTGGGAAATCAGGTAGTAGTGTGGTCCTTCACTAGTTGCTAGTGCTGCAGCTCCTATCAAAATTAGTGATAGGATTATAGCTAGGACAAGGACTTCACGGCTCAAATAAACTGGGATTGCTGGTTTTTTATGTAAAGTCCTTGATGTTGAAAAATAGTATGAAATGAGTTTTAGCATGATACCACACCCCTAACTGTTAGGATGTTTTCATCAATTTTGAGTATTGGTGTGTATCCTACTATCCCATAGCTTCTTTGGATTGTGCTAATGAGTTCTTTGAGGCTGATTTGTGCGAATGTTTTGACTGTGGAGGGTCTGGTATTATGGTCAAGGTATGCTGTGAATGCTAATGCTCCAGATAAATCTGCCTGTGGATCATAATAGATACTAGCAGTCATCTTTTGTGTTCCACCAAATCTAATGACTTTTAATTCCATTAATTTGATGTCACCATCGTTGTCCTGTTTTGCTGGATTCAGTAGTTCAATGGCGTGATCCATATCTTGTGGTCGGATGGTTCTGCGGCCATTTTCATTAGCGATTCTACTGGCCAGGTCACTGATTTCGTGTGCTTCCTGGTTGATTTTATTTTCAAAAAAAGTTTGCAGGATTTCAGCTGAGTATCTACTAATTTTAGTAGCATGGCCTGGTCCTACATTTACGTGTTCTTTTAGCGTTTTCACAACGTGTGAAAATGCTATTTTTACATTTTCGGGTTTCATGTTTTTACCTATTTTAAGTTATTTCAAAGGTTGCCGTCTTTGAGTCAGGTTTTTCACCTGTTGTTTTATTCTATGAACTTTGGTATATATAAAGATTGCTATATTTATATAAATGTATATTGTGACCAATAATAATATATAACAATATATAAATACATAATAATAACAAAAAAGAGATATAACAAGGAGGTGATAATATTTCTACAATCACCACAACGGAAGATATTATGACCGAAACAATCGTACAACTTCATATAAGAGTAGACAAAACCATAAGAGATAACGTAAAAATAATGGCCATCAGAAGAGGAATGACACAAAATGACCTCTTACTCGAATACGTAGAAACTGGTCTCAAAAAAGACGAAAAGTTTCTGAAATAAACACATTAATTCTATTTTTGCCTCTAATCAAAAGGATAGTTCACAATATCAAAACTATCCATATTCGGTTGCCGCCTTCGATTATAAACTCTTTTTTACAAATAACTACAATACTTTCCTGTAGTTAACAAATATCTATTATCCTCAGTATTATTTAAGAGCCTGACCCAAGGGGGGAGGCGTAAACTGGGAAGTTATATTTAAGGTTAATTGTTTTCAAGTGTAAAATTATTTTTGTTAAACTCTAGTTTCAAAGTGTTCTTTAAGTTTTCATCTTTTTAGGGACTATTTTTTAGAATTATCTTTTAGGAAATCCATTTGTCCCGAAAAACTTTTATATTAATTATAGTAAATATACTGTATATGTAAAGTATATATGGAGTATATATAATGCATAATGAAGCTGATAAAAAAAATTCTTCTCACTCAACAGTGACTTTACCTCGGGAAATGGCAGAAGAATATGAAAAGATTATAAAAGCAAATGAATCTTTAGGATTTGGATCATTTAGAGAATTCGTTAAAGACGCAGTAAGAACCAGTATTGCGAAATATCAAGAAATAGAACTTAAAAATCATGAACTAAGAAATAAAAGAGATAATGGGGCCAATAAATGACAAATGAAAAAGTCACTGATATTTTCATAGCTACTCTTTTAAAAGAATCTGGAATTAAGTATATTCCTAATGATGGAATCACTAAAGAAGTAAAAGAAGCTTTAAAAACTGCATCTAAAAATCAAACAGGAAAACAAGGTTTTCCAGAATTCACAGCACAATCTGAAGAATTTATACTAGTTATTGAAGATAAAGCAGATCTTAATAAACACGCTTCATTTGAAAATAAAGAAAAAACTATTTTATCAAATGATCCAAAATCAGTCAAAAATTTTGCCATGAATGGAGCAGTACATTATGCTCAAAAAATAGTGGATCAAACTAATTTTAAAAAAGTATTTGCCTTTGGTTGTAGTGGAGATGAAAAACACCATAAAATAAGACCAATCTTTGTTGATGCGAAGGAATATAAAATTTTACCAGAAGTGGAAAACTTTGAAAATTTCACCCAAGAAAACATTATGAATTATTATAATGAACAAGTCCTTGGTAAAATGCCTGAAGAAGAAAAAGAGATAATGACTCTTTGTGAAAAATCAAAAGACCTTCATGAATTTTTAAGAAACTATGGACAATTAGGTGAAACAGAAAAACCACTAGTAGTCTCAGCTATTTTATTAGCATTAAATGATAGTGAAAATGAAAATTTATTAGATAATCTTAAAGGGCGAGAAACAAAAACCGATGGGGAATGGATATTTGAGGCACTTGGAATAAGTTTAAAAAATTCAGAAGTGCCTTTTGAAAAAACTGAAGTTATCTTAAATCAATTTACAATAATCAAAGATAGAAGATACTTAAATGAAATTGATAACAGATTGGGAAAAACTCCTTTAAAATACTTCTCTGAATTCATTAAAGACAACATATCTGATAAAATTAATTCTTATAACTCACCAGCAGATGTTTTAGGCAAATTTTATGGTGAATTTATGAAATATAGTGGGGGTGATGGCCAAACATTAGGTATTGTATTAACTCCACAACATATAACTGAATTATTCTGCGATTTACTTGAATTAAACCAAGATGATGTGATTTTCGATCCATGCTGTGGTACCGGAGGGTTTTTACTAGCTGGAATGCACAAAATGATTGAAAGTGCAAATAATGATGAAAAAAAGATCAATAATATAAAAAAGAATCAAATTTATGGTATTGAAGTTCGTGAAGAGATGTTTTCCATCGCAACTACTAATATGATATTACGTGGTGATGGTAAAAGTAATCTGAGAAGAGAAGATTTCTTAAAAATTGATCCTAAAGAATTACAAAAAGATAAATATACCGTAGGATTAATGAATCCACCTTACAGTCAAAAAAATAATAAAGAAACTGCTCACCTATCTGAGCTGCATTTTATTGAACATTTACTTGATTCATTAAATAATAATGCTCGTTGTGCGGTAATTGTTCCACAATCTACAATGATTGGACAATATAATGAAGATAAACAAGTCAAAAAGAATATTCTGAAAAAGCACACATTAGAAGGAGTTATTACTCTCAACTCCGAAACTTTTTACAAAGTTGGTGTTAATCCATGTATTGCTATATTCACAGCCCATAATCCCCACCAAAAAGAAAAAAGATGTAAATTTGTTAATTTTAAGGATGATGGGTTTATTACCCGCAAACATATAGGGCTTGTTAAAACAGAACGTGTAAAAGAAAAAAAAGAGCATTTGTTGAAATGTTGGCAGGATAAAAAAGATGCTGAAACAAAATTCATGGTTAAAACACAAATAGAAGCTGACGATGAATGGTTACACTCTTTTTATTACTTCAATGATGAATTACCAAATCATGAAGACTTTGAAAAATCAATAGCAGAATATCTAACATTTGAATTTGACATGGTAATGAAAGGTAAAGAATATTTATTTTTAAATGAGGAGTCTTTATGATTAATAAAGATTTTTCGGATTTAAAATGGAAAGAATTTTCTTTCGATGAAATCTTTGATATTAAGAATGGTTTTTATAATAAAAAACCTGAAATGTCTAATTCAGAAAGAATTCCATTTTTGGGCGCAACATCAAATAATAACGGAATAACCGGTTTTTCTTCTTTAGAAAGAATTGAAAAATCTTCTAAAACTGGGCATGGTAAAAATCACCCATTAGAAAAAAAGATTTTTGATGGTAACTGTATAGCTGTGACAAATAATGGTTCAGTAGGATATGCATATTATCAAAAAAATAAATTCACATGTAGTCATGATATTAATCCACTTTATTTAAAAAATCATACTCTTAACAGATATATCGCATTTTTTTTAATTGCACTCATTGAAAAACAGAAAATTTGTTTTGAGTATAGTCGAAAATGGCGACCTGAAAGGATGAAAAAATCTAAAATTATTATACCTGTGACAAAAAAAGGTATTCCAGATTGGAATTTCATGGAAGAATACACAAGATCAAAAGAGAGAATTTTACTTAAAAAATATGTATCTCATTTAATGAAAGAGCTTAATAGAATTAATACTGAATTTGAAATTACAGATATATCATCCATAAAGTGGGGTGAATTTTTTATTTCAGATATTAGTGAAATCGAGTCTGGAAGAGATATCTATGGGCCTGAAAGAATCAAAGGCAACATTCCATATATTTCTGCCAAATCTAAAGATAATGGTATTGGTCATTTTGTAGGTAATGAAAATAATACTTTGGAAAATAATTGCATATCAGTTAACCGAAATGGATCTGTTGGTTATGCTTTTTATCATCCATATAAAGCACTATATTCCAATGATTGTCGGAAAATACGTCTAAACAAAAATAAGCATGTTTCACTTTTTATTGCTAATCAGATCACTTCTCAAAGAGGTAAATATGGTTATGGGTATAAAATGGGCACTGGAAGACTAAAAAGGCAAAAAATCATGCTTCCAGTAGATGATAACGATAATCCTGATTGGGATTTCATGGAATATTATATTAAACAAATAGAATATAAAAAAATTAATAAGTATTTGGATTATATTGAAGACAGAATTAATTAATTATTTTAGTCTAAATTTTCTTTTTCTGATAAAAATTAATAAATAAAACTCAGAATAAATATAAAACCTGATTACCTTCCAGAAACCTTGTCTCCTTTTGGTTTCTATAACCAAATATTTGGGAGGTAATCAACTATTATCATAATTAAATCATATTAAAATAAAAATAATTAATTATAAAATAATTTAATGAAATTACCAGGACATCTACCTAAAAAAATTAGTATTTCATTATTTATTTTAGTTGTAATCCTACTCTTTTTACTCATCTCACATAGAATAGACTTACCCTACAGTTTAAACCTGATAGCACTACCCATAATAATAATTATACTACTAATTTTAATGGTTTTAATCGCAAAAGAAGAATAA